CATCGGTGGCTATTGATGAAGGCACTCAAAATACTACCAATACGCTGCCTATCCGCATCATTGATGTGGTTAGAGATACAGCAACAGGCTCTGATACATTTGTTGAGTTTATCGTTAAGATAAATGCAACTATGCACCAGTACAACAACTCAACCGGTGTATAAGGAGCTAAATCATGGCTATTTCACGCGCACAACTACTTAAAGAACTGCTCCCCGGACTGAACGCTCTGTTTGGTCTGGAATACGCTAAATACGGCGAAGAGCATAAAGAAATCTACGAAACCGAAACCTCGGAGCGTAGCTTTGAAGAAGAGACAAAACTGTCGGGCTTCTCCGCTGCACCAGTCAAAAACGAGGGTTCTGCCATCGCTTATGACAATGCACAGGAAGCATGGACTGCACGTTACAACCACGAAACTATCGCAATGGGATTCTCCATTACGGAAGAGGCTGTGGAAGATAACTTGTATGACTCGCTGTCGGCTCGTTATACCAAGGCTCTGGCCCGTGGTATGTCGTACACCAAGCAAGTCAAAGCAGCTTTTGTGCTGAACAATGCGTTCAACTCTGGAGTGACTTACGGTGACGGCGTTACCTTGTGTAGCACCGCCCACCCGCTGATCTCTGGTGGTGTTAACAGCAATCGTCCTTCCACTGCCGCTGACCTGAATGAGACTTCGTTGGAAAACGCAGTTATTCAGATTGCAGCTTGGACTGATGAGCGCGGTTTGTTGATCGCATCTAAGCCCCGTAAGCTGATTATCCCTCCAGCTCTGCAATTCGTTGCTACCCGTCTGTTGGAAACCAGCCTGCGTGTTGGTACTACCGATAACGATATCAACGCTATCAAGAACAATGGTTCGATTCCTGAAGGTTACACTGTTAATCACTTCTTGACCGACACCAACGCTTGGTTCCTTTGCACTGACGTGCCTAACGGTTTGAAGCACTTCGTGCGTACACCGTTGGCTAACTCAATGGACGGTGACTTTGATACTGGCAACGTGCGTTACAAGGCTCGCGAGCGTTATTCGTTCGGCGTGTCTGACCCACTAGGCATCTTTGGATCGCCCGGTTCGTCCTAATTGGACATAGGAAAGGGGCCTTGTGCCCCTTTTCTTTTTAGTGTATATTGCAGCTATTCCGGGGTTTTCCGGTGCATCAAACAGTCCCGGCTGACGACATACCGATTGATGTACCTAACTTGTATGTAAGGAATTATCATGGGATTCGCAACTCATCTCGGCCCTTGGCTGCTCGGCACTGTTAAAAACACTACCGGCACTACCGCTGGAACCATCCGCAATATGGGCGCAACTATCGTTGCCCAGACCTACACCGCAGCCACAGCCACTATTTTGGCATCCCCCACAGCAGTACAGATGTTTGTACTTCCTGCTGGCGCTAAGATCGTTCGCTTTGGCCTAGAAGTTAATGTTGCCCTGACCGGCGCAACAAACTGCGGCGTTACCATCGGTAGCAGCGGCACTGCCAACTTGTACATGGCTTCGGTCAACACCGGCACTTCAGCGGTTCAAACTTCCCCCGCCACTATTGCAGCGGCTACTTCAGGTGTTTATGACAGCATTGGCACAACTGATGCGATCATCTTTGGTACGTTTACAGCAGCTACTGCTGACGCTACTGCCGGTACGATTACTGTCACTGTTGAGTACATTGTCCGCGACTCTGACGGTTCTGCTAACCCTAGCCAAGCTTAATTAATCTCAGGGGCCTCGGCCCCTGCTTCATAGGAGATTGATTATGATGCAGACAGACGTTCAAGCAATACACGTTGAAGCTACAGGCACCATGGTGTCTGGTCGTGTACGTGTTAAAGGCTATCAGTTTTTAGGGGGCGGTACGGCGGGAGATATTATTCTTCGGGACGGCGGCGCTTCTGGAACTGTACGGCTTCAATTTAACATTTCCGCTACACCACTGAATCCGTTATCGTTTACGATTCCCGGAGAGGGGATTTTGTTTTACACGGATGTACACGTAACGCTACCCGCCACCGCAAAAATCACGGTGTTCTATGGCTAAGAAGCAAGGCCCGGTTCTTTCTGTTGGCCGGGGCGAGAAGCTGCCGGTCTCTAAAGGGGCTGGGCTGACTGCCAAGGGCAGGGCTAAATATAATGCGGCTACGGGTAGTAACCTCAAGGCCCCTCAACCCCAAGGTGGCAAGCGCAAGGACTCGTTCTGCGCCCGTATGTCGGGTATGCCGGGGCCGATGAAAGACGAGAAGGGCAAACCAACCCGGAAAGCCGCTTCACTAGCAAGATGGAAATGCTGATATGACCGACGCGATACAAACGGCCCGTGAACTAGCTACCCATGCCTCGGACATTGCACACTTGCAATCAGATATGGACAAGATGGCTGCGGACATAGATGAGATTAAGAAGATGCTGACCAGCATTAACACCACGTTGGCTGAAGCTAAAGGTGGCTGGAGAGTACTGATTGGCGTTGCGGGCGCGGGTGGTGTCCTCGGGGCAACGCTAACGCATTTTGCAAACTGGTGGAGCAAGTAGTGCCATCGACCAGTAAGAAACAACATAATTTCATGGCGGCTGTGGCTAACAACCCAAAGTTTGCTAAGAAAGCAGGAGTCCCACAGTCCGTGGGTAAAGACTTTAACGATGCCGACAAAGGCAAATTTTCTAAAGGTGGTGATACTATGGCTAAGATGAACGCAGGCATGATGGCAATGATGGCTAAGAAAAAAGATGCAGCAAAAGGAATGCCCATGAAAAAAATGGCTCAAGGCGGCTCAGCTTCTTCTCGCGCTGATGGTATTGCTACAAAGGGCAAGACCAAAGGCACGATGCTCAAAAAAGGCGGCATGGCCTGCTAAGGAGTAAATCATGGCTACTAATCGTGTTGTTTCCAAGAAAGAATTGGAAGATTCTGGCGCATCGTCTTTGCGGGAGTTCTTGAATAAGGAACGTGGCCTAACCATGAAGCCACCGGAAGGCACTAAGGCTGGCGTATACAAGGGAAGAAACGAATACCGTGAAAGTGGTAAAGAAACAGTTGATAAACAAGACGCAATTGCCAAGAAAGCTGCCGCTACAGCAAAATCTCAAGAAATCATTGACCGCATAGCAAAACGCACAAGGCCGTACATGAAAGACGAAGCGGGCGGTGATATGAAGCGCGGCGGCGCAGTCAAGAAAATGGCTTCCGGTGGTTCAGTTTCTTCCCGCGCAGACGGTATTGCCCAACGGGGTAAGACCAAAGGCAAAATGTGCTAAGGATTAATCATGGCTGAAAAACCAATGTTCCCTCCCGGTCAGGATATGTCAAACGTATCCCCAGCGGATGTCTTAGAAGCTAAAAAACGCACTAAGGAAACTAAAGCGTTTGATAAAGTAGATAAAACCGCACCTAAACCAGCGCCCGCTGCTTCGGCCCCAAAGAAGATGGCTAAAGGTGGCTCCGCATCTAGCCGTGCTGATGGTTGTGTTGAACGCGGCAAAACTCGGGGGAAGATGCTGTGATAGCAAGCCGGGGTATGGGTAACATCGACCCGTCTAAGATGCCCGGTGCTAAGAAAAAAGCACGTAGGGACAACACTGACTTCACGCAGTACGCTGAAGGCGGTAAAGTAAAGTCCAAGGTAAATGAAGCTGGCAACTACACCAAGCCCGATTTACGTAAACGTATCTTCAACAGCGTCAAAGCTGCGGCAATCGTAGGTACAGGCGCTGGAGAATGGTCGGCTAGAAAAGCACAAGTAATGGCCAAACGCTATAAGGCCGCAGGCGGCGGATACAAAGATTGAAAGCACCCCAGCAATCCTTAAAAGCTTGGGGTGACCAGAAATGGCGCACCAAGTCGGGAAAGCCTTCGTCAAAAACAGGTGAGCGGTACTTACCTGAAGCTGCAATTAAAAGTCTCAGCGCTAGCGAATACGCAGCTACCACCAAAGCAAAGCGTGCGGGCAAGGCAGCAGGTAAACAGTTTGTGGCGCAGCCTAAAACCATAGCAAAGAAAACAGCAGGGTTTAGATAATGAGCACTTCCGGCACCGCTACCTTTAACCCCGACCTAACTGAGTTAGTGGAGGAGGCTTTTGAACGGGCCGGTGTTGAATTGCGTACGGGTTACGATATACGGACAGCTCGTCGATCCCTTAATATATTGTTTGCTGACTGGGCTAATCGTGGTATCAACATGTGGACGTTTGAGCAAGGGACTATTAACTTAATTCCGGGGCAGAACACCTACCCAATACCAAACGACACAGTGGATTTGTTGGAGCATGTAATCCGCACGGGCGCAGGAAGCGCCTCTACGCAGGCTGATCTAACCATCACCCGGATTAGTATTTCCACCTATGCCACTATCCCCAACAAGTTACAGCAAGCGCGGCCCATTCAGATTTGGATACAACGTTTAAATGGTCAGACTTCTTCTACGGGCACAACGCTGAGTACCACCATCTCCGCTACGGACACCACGATTGTGTTGGCTTCTGTTACCGGTTTGGCAGCAACAGGTTTTATCCTGATTGGCTCAGAGACTATTGGTTACGGGTACATATCAGGGAATACCCTATATAACTGTTTTCGTGGTCAAGGTACTACCACTGCGGCGGCGCACACAGCCGGAGATGCGGTGTATCAGCAAAATCTACCAGCCGTAACCCTCTGGCCCACCCCGGACAACTCTACAACCTATCAGCTTATCTACTGGCGCATGCGCCGTATTGATGATGCGGGTGGGGGTGTAAACACAATGGATATACCATTTCGTTTCCTACCATGTTTAGTTGCGGGCTTGGCTTACTATTTGGCGTTGAAGGTTCCTAATGGCACACAGCGCCTAGATATCCTTAAATCCCAGTACGATGAAGCATGGGAACTGGCAGCAACCGAAGATCGTGAAACAGCAGCGCTTCGGTTTGTACCCCGGCAAATGTTTATCGGCGGAACTTAATGTCTAATCGGTTTGCTTCTGGTAAAAAAGCGATTGCGGAATGTGATCGTTGTGGGCAACAATTTCTGTTAAAGAAGCTAAAAACAGAGATAATCAAGCAGCGGAAATATGAGTTGCTTGTTTGTCCTGAATGCTGGGACCCAGATCAACCGCAGTTAATGCTTGGTACATTTCCAGTTGAAGACCCACAAGCGCTTCGTAATCCACGAAGAGACACAACGTACGTGACTTCTGGCAACAATGCAAATGGGGTTCCTGCTGGCGGTTCGCGGGATATCCAATGGGGCTGGGCTCCGGTTGGTGGGGCAAGTCAGTTTGATGTAGCGCTAACGCCAAACTATTTGGTTGGGGTTACAAGTGTTGGTACAGTAACAGTAACGGTTTCATAGGAGTCCATGATGGCTAAAGAAAACATGAAAAGTGATACGGCGCAAGATAAGGCCATGATCAAAAAAGCGTTTAAGCAACACGATGCTCAAGAGCATAAAGGCGGCAAAGGTACGACCTTGAAACTTAAAAAAGGTGGCCCTACTACGGATGACCGTATGCGTATGGGGCGTAATCTGTCGCGTGCAGCTAACCAGAAAACGGGGTAAATCATGGCCTACAGTATGAAGAAAATGGGTAAAGAAGTTGGCTCTGCTGCCGTCTATGCAAAACCGCATACGATGGATGGTAAGGCCATGGGCATTGCCACTAACCCCGGCAAAGAGCCAAACCGTAGCAAGCTAGACACCTATGATGTAAGTATTGGTGGTGTTAGTAAATCTGCTGGTAATGAGCCAATCAAAACTGATGGCATCAAAATCCGTGGTACTGGCGCAGCTACTAAAGGCGTGATGGCACGGGGTCCGATGGCATGAACTACGCTGCACTTGTGGTTGCGATTTCCGATTACACGGAGAACACCTTTCAAACGGTGGATGTAAACCTGTTCATTACACAGGCAGAGCAGCGCGTCTACAACTCGGTACAGTTTCCGTCAATACGCAAAAACGTGACGGGAACAATTACTGCCAGTAATAAATACTTGTCTTGCCCAGATGACTTCTTGGCTCCGTACTCGTTGGCTGTTTTCTCTGGTTCTGGCCCGTACACATTTCTGCTCAATAAGGATGTAAACTTTATTCGTGAGGCCTATCCCACGCCAACGGATACTGGAACACCGAAGTATTACGCGCTGTTTGGGCCTACGATTGCTAGTTCTTTGCCAACAAACGAATTAAGTTTTATCCTTGGCCCTACGCCGGATGCCACCTATTCCGCAGAGCTTCACTACTACTATTACCCTGAGTCAATTGTCCAAACCCCCGTGGCCAGCCTTGGCTCAATCACAGGCGGAAGCAGCTACACCAACGGCACTTATTTAAACGTGTCTTTAACTGATGGTGCAGGCTCGGGTGCAGTTGCCAACATTGTGGTTTCAGGCGGCGCGGTTACTTCTGTAACTCTGACTCAAGGCGGTTCAGGTTATGTTGTTGGTAATACTCTGAGTGCAGCGGCATCGACTATTGGCGGTACAGGGTCAAACTTTTCTGTACCAGTAGCCACTGTTGGTAATGCTCTTGGCACTTCTTGGTTGGGCGATAACTTTGATACTGTGCTGCTGTATGGTGCTCTAGTAGAAGCGTACACCTACATGAAGGGTGAGCAGGATATGATGGGGCTTTATAACCAGAAATATATTGAAGCATTGGCTTTGGCTAAACGTCTGGGTGATGGTATGGAGCGCCAAGACGCGTATCGTAGCGGGCAAGTTAGGGCGGCGGTTGCATGAGCATTATTCAGACCCAGACCACCAGCTTCAAAAAGGAGTTGTACACGGCTGTCCACAATCTGTCCACGGACACGATTAAGATTGCGTTGTACACGGGTAATGCTGACTTGAATGAGGACACTACGGTCTACAGTGCTACCAATGAAGTCTCGGGTACAGGCTACACGGCTGGCGGGGAAACTATGACTGGGGTAGCCATTAGCTCATCGGGCTATGTAGCCTATGTAAATTGGGCTAATGTGTCTTGGACGGCAGCTTTGACCGCCCGGTGCGCCCTAATCTACAACGTCACTCAGGGTAACAAATCAATTGCGGTTCTGGACTTTGGGTCTGACAAAACATCGACCACCACGTTTACAATCACTATGCCCGCAAACACCTCAACCACTGCACTTATTAGGAGTTCAAATTGATTGTTACTACCACCAAAGGCGATATGGACGATTCTCAGCTTGAAAAGCGGGAAGGTACAGTCGATAATGACAACGAACTGACATCGTGGGTCGAGTATTGGCTAGACGGCGAGTTGGTTCACCGCTCAGCACATGTGACGTTGAAAAAAACACCCACCTTTGCTGGTGGTGAAGCTGCATCTTTTTAAGGAAATATCATGGCAAACACGCAATCTATGGTCACTTCGTTCCTCAGTGAACTGATGTTAGGCCAGCATCAACTTGGCACTGCTACTCTTGTTTCTCGCGGTAGCTTAACTGCACCTACTACCGATACGGTAAAGGCCGCGCTGTACCTTGCTTCCGCTACTATCAATGCTGCAACTACGGTGTACACAGTTACCGGCGAGGTAACAGGAACCAACTACACAGCGGGCGGTATAACCGTAACGAATGCTACGGCTCCAACGTCTACAAACGCATCTGCAACGGCGGGCGTGGGTTATTGGACTCCATCGGCCTCGTTTGTATATACAACCGTTACATTGTCTACGGCGTTTGATTGTGTTTTGGTATACAACTCGACGCAGAGTAATAAGGCGATTAGTGTCCATACCTTTGGTTCCCAGACCATTACGGCAGGTACATTTACATTGACCATGCCGTCCAACACTACGACTACTGCGCTGCTGCGTTTGGCAACAACCTAAAGCCGGGGGGGCGGCTGCAAGCCGTGTAGACCATGTTTGGTATATCCGCATTTGCCCAATCCCCTTTTGCAAGTTTAAACGCAAATGATTTAGCGGTTTCCTCTACTGGGGTATCCGCTTCTGGTAGTGTAGGCACAGTAACCCCTAGCCGATCTAAGGCGCTTACTGGGGTATCCGCTTCTGGTGCTGTAGGCACATTAACTCCTAGCCGATCTAAGGCGCTTACTGGCGTATCCGCTTCTGGTAGTGTAGGCACAGTAACCCCTAGCCGATCTAAGGCGCTTACTGGGGTTTCAGCCACAGGTAGTGTAGGCACAGTAATCCCTACGGTTGCGCTTACTAAGGTATCCGCTACAGGTAATGTAGGTACGGTAACCCCTAGCCGATCTGTCGCGTTAACGGGGGTTTCAGCCACAGGAAATGTCGGGTCTGTAACAGAAACAAACAATCCAACAGAAAATGGCAATGTTGCAGTAGGTAGTGTAGGCACAGTAACCCCTAGCCGATCTATTGCGCTTACTGGGGTATCCGCTACAGGTAATGTAGGTACGGTAACCCCTAGCCGATCTAAGGCGCTTACTGGGGTTTCAGCCACAGGTAGTGTAGGGGCTGTAGTAACTGGGGTTTCAGCCACAGGTAGTGTAGGCACAGTAAC